AATCAAACCGCAGGCATTTTGCGATCGTGGTCCTGTTAAGGATACTGATTGAGCACTCTTATCGGCAAGAGTTTTCCCTCCCTGTGATCCGAGATCCAGGTTTCCGGGCACTAGAAATTAGCCAGTGCAAGCTATAACCGATTAACTGAGCCTAAATTTTGTTTTTTATATGTGAGCCATGTATCCGACAATTTATAATACCATTATAATAATCATCGGATTCTAATACTTTGCGGTCGAATTGTTCGCGGGCCTCAATGTAGGATGTTACTGCCTTACTATTACAGTAGTGCAGTATTTCTCTTGTGAAATTTTCTTTGCCTAATGTGTCTATATCTGCCTGAAGATTAGGGCTACTACCCCAATATTCTTGCCAGTCCGAATCAATTTTGCTGCGGACTCGCTTTTTCTTTTTGGTGCCATTCTTGAGTTTTACTGTTTTATAGCTGGTCTTTGCAAACTTTGCTAATTTTTTGCCAATGTATTTTTTATTGTTTGTCTTATTTGTAATAATATAGACAAACCCTACACAATCTTCTGGCAGTTGTTCAACCAAGGTACCTTGATAGTACCATGACATAATTTACTTGCTGGCTTTTTTGGCTTCTGCTCGAGCATTCTTTTCGGCAGTAATTTCGTTGCGGCGTGCTTTGATCAACTTGCTCATCTCGGCCAATGCTTTGCGAGCTCTAGTGCCTGCTGCTGCATTGCCTGCATCAAATTTTGCATCTTCGGCAAGAAATTCTTCCATTTGTTCTTTAATTTGTGTTGTTGATGTCATTTTCTGGTTCCTTTATTTTTTTCTTTTTAGGAGTAACTGCATGTATACGCGGTCTTCCTGGTCCTGCTCTTTTTTCTTTAGCAAATCCTGTTTTAACTTTCTTTCTTTCTTCTTTAAGAAGAAGATTGTTCTCTTTATAAATTTCAGCACATAATAGCCTAAGTTGTTGAGAAAGCAACATGATCTTTCTTAAACTTTCCCGTAATTGTAATCCGGGCCGTTTTGCTAAATTCTCTATGAATGCGCTATGATAGTTATGAACATTTACATAGTGGGTGATTAATTCTGATTGTAATTGTTTATATTTTTCTATTTTTTCATTCAACATAATCAACACCATTACTATAGCTGGTAAAACCGTTTTCTTTTACCACTCTAAGAACATTGTTCACCCTACCAATTAATTCATCTTTGTGTGATATCAAGTATATATTCTTATTTCGTTCTCTAGCCATCTTTTTTAGCACCGCTAGGGCGCTTTCTACACCCGCAGCATCCATGCCAGCATCGACTAATTCGTCAATAAACAATAAATTAATACTTTGATATAGCCCTTCCCAGACATCTCTAAATGCAAAGCTCATGGACAAGATTAATCGATTGCGTTCACCGCGTGATAAATTATCAAAATCTAAATCTTGTCCTAATTGAGTAATCTCTACAGTAAGATCATTTTGAAATACAACACGATGTGGTAATCCTAATTTATCAATATAATAACTTAGGCGTTTGTTTAGATAACTTAAATTTTGATCAATAATCTTTTTACGAATAAAACTATCTTTGTTAGTTAACAGTTTATGTAAAAATTCCTGATGATCTTTGAGTTTTGTTAATTCGTTTACTGTATCCCAATTAATTTCCTGTATAGCTGTTCTTTTTAATTCTTGTATCTGTTCTTGATATGGATTTGATTCTTCAATCTTTGCGGTCAAACTTTTTTCAAGACCGTCTAAGTTATTTTTATGTCCCAACGCTTCTGCTTCTGTGTCATAAAACGTTGTAGGCATTTTGGAAGCATTTCCTGTACCAATTTCGTCTACGATCTTTTTTAAATCTTGGGACACTTTGTCAAAGTATTTCGTTGCATCAGCTAAACTTTGAATAGCAGCATTGGTCATTTCTTCATGTTTATGATCATGGAGCTCTTGCTCACAAGCGTGGCATATTTTATTTCCTAGACTTGCTAGATCTTTTTCATATTTTTTAACACTTCTTTCGGCCTGTCCTAGGGCAGATTCTAGTGTTGCTCGTTGTTTGCTAAGATTTCGAATCTTGACATCGTGTTCTTTCCATGCCTTGAGTTGGATATGTAATATTAGTTCTGCTTCGATATCAACATTTTCGAGTCGCATCATGGCACGACCTAAATTTTCAATGTCTATTTCTTTTTTTGTATCCCAGGCATTGCTTTTGATACCCAAGCTATCAATACTTTTTTGTACATTTTCGTTGGCAGCTTTGATACCTTCAATCTTAAATGTTTCTTGTTGTATCAAATCTTTATTAAGTTTAATCTGTGCTTTTAAATTTTCAGCTTTTTCAGACAATAACGTAATTCCGAGCAACTGTTCGATAATTTCTCGTTGTTCATTTGCTCGCATCGACAAGAACGGTTCGGTATAAGTGTTCAATGCCACAAGATGTTTAAACATGGTATGTGACATTTCTAGCATCTGTTCAATAGATTTTTGAGTTTCTCTGCTGTCACCTTGGCTATCGTCGTCATTTTCGTCGGTCTTTAGCTGACTATCATTAACAAATAGCCTAAGTACATTGGGTTTCCGTCCTCTCTCAATGCGATAGTTGATATTATCTTTCTCAAATTCTACAGTAACCATCATATTTTTGCCATTGGTCTTATTAATCAAGTTTTCTTTCTTGATATTGGTAAGTGCTTGACCATAAAGGGCGTATGATAATGCGTTAACAATAGTAGTTTTACCAGTACCATTTCTGGATCCTGTATCATCGCCACCCAAGTCTAAATTGCTACCTAGTACCAGTGTTAATGCTTGTTCGTCAAATGTTACTGCTTGAGTTTGGTTGCCCACACTCATAAAATTCTTTACGGTTAAATTTTTTATTTTGAACATGAATTATTTGATAATTTCGATTAATTTATTATGTAGATTTCCAAATATCATTTGAATATCTGTGGGTATTTCATTTTCTGCTGTTGGAACAAATTCTACATTGTTTCGATTAAACAAATCCTGACCGAGTTTTATTTTTTCTTTGATGTGTTCGGGATCTTTAAACTGATCCTGATTTAGTTCCTGGTGGGCAAATGTTTTTATCTTATGTTGAATAGTTTCTACATCACCCCAATAGGTCAAATGCCACCCGCCGTAGTAGATTGCCGGGTATCCATGTCGGCTATCTCTAATTCCTTGCGGAGTTATCCGTTTGGCATAGGCATTTGTGGTAATAGCAGTGCCTACCCACATATTACTGAGTTTATTTTTAAAATTATAAGCAAGATAAAGTTGTTGTAGATGAAAAGCGGGCCATTCATTGCTGAATAACTTTCTGGCTACATCCATAGAATCTTTGTGAGGGATTTCATCAACATCACTAATCATTACAATTGCGTCATCAGGAAACAATTCTAATGCCTCACCGATATGATTGCGTTGAGCATTTTCTAATTGCCACGGTCCTGTTTCGTAATCTCTATCATGCGTGGGCAACTTATCGTAGTTATAGTCGCTTCTTTTTGTAATAAAAGGAAAATAGATAATTTTATCCAGGTATTTTTTGTACCTGGACATATTGTTCATAAAGTTCATTGGTTTATCATCACCGCTTTGCGTGATAGAAGCCTCGACTAATACAAAATAGTCAACATGATCATAAAGATATTCCAGTCTTCCTTCGAGAATTTCAAACTCGTTGAAGAACATAAAGCAATCGACTATCATAGGTTATTATATATTTCTAATAAAGTTGATTTGTTAAATTGTTCCGATTCAATATTGATTAACTGTTCTGTTACAATTTGATCAACGCTTTCAAAGTGAGCATCTGGATTATCGTCAATTGTGCCATCCATGTTAGTTTTATCTTGAATCAGGCTGATCTCACGGATATCATAATCGCGAATAAATGTTTCTTTAATGAAGTTTGCTTCTTCAAAACTAATATCGATATCAAGATTCACCTTAATATGCATCTTGGACTTCATGATGTTAGCAGCATTATCAATCAAGTCACTGAGTTTAACAGTTCTATATTTGGGACAGTCTGGCCAATTGATAAATTGCGGCTCGCCACCCCACTCTAAAGTCATCATACCGCGAGCATCATCGCCGGCATCAGCAAAGTTATGTGGAAACGCATTGCCGATATAGACAATTTTGTCTCGTTGTTGACGTTTATGAAAGTGCCCACTAAAAACATAGTCTTGATGTTTGAAATGACTTGCTTGTAATTCACCGTGATCTGGCATTTGTACCATGGCATTCATATAAAACAATGGTAATTCAAAGTGCCCAAACATGTATTTGCTTTTAACTTGGCTAATAGTTTTCCACTCATCGCCCACTAACCAGGGAACCAAGGTAACATCGTCAATAGTTGTTACGCTTTCGACAACAGTTACCCCGGGGATATGACGTCCAAATGCCGAGCTATGGATATCACGCTTGTCTTTGTAGAACAGATCGTGGTTGCCTGGGAACCAAAAGAATTGTTCAAATGCTGCGCCCAATTTTTCAAGGCAACGTAGACTGGAATCCAATGTGAACAGATTAAGACTGTTACGATTGTGACTCCAGTCACCGAGGAATATGCAAGTTTCGCAACCGGCCTTTTTAGCTTCTTCGATAAACCAGTCTACAAATTCTTCACAATCACGTAAGTGAGTGCTACTGTTGGACTTCAGACCGTAGTGAATATCGGTAAAACATGCTACTTTTTTAAACAACGCCATTAGTTATCTCCTAATAACGAGTTTAGCAGTTAGAAAATACAATGTCAAGGCTTAATTTCACCGTCGTCGTATTCATCTTCTTCAGAAGTTTCTTCACTTTTAGGCATTCTCATATTTTTATATAATCCTGCCTGACGAGCAATCTCTTCTGCGTAACCTTGACTATTTTGTCTAGTTAGGCTCGGAGTTAATCCGGCTTCTTCTAGTAAGTCGTCGCGAATATTTTGACTCTTCTTTTCTAGGTTAAGGATTCGAGTAAAAGAGTTTGTAACTGCTGCTGTATAGTAAGCAAATGGATTTTCTGATTTTGATTCATCAAACTGTAAACCAATTTGACTCAATTGAAGAATAGCTTGTCCCTTCATTTCGTCAACATAAGTGTATCCGCGCCAATTGCTTCTTTGTGCATAACGTTCACTTAATTTGATAAACATCTTACCCAAGTTTTCAGTAATACGTCCGTGATCTTTAGAAAACTTGCCAGTTTCAACATCACCTTTCCAATGACTCTTACCTACACAAATCAATTCACCTTCGTCATTAAATTTCCAATGTTGATAAGGAGGAAAGTTTACCTTTTCGTGTGAATCTGCAGTAGTTTTTGTAGTTTTCTTACGGCCTGGTGCTAGAGGAACATGATCAAATGTCATGATACGTATCACTATATCTGTCTTGGCAATTGTTGTATAGTCTGGAGTTACTTCTGCTAGCTTGGTTTTTTTATCTCCGCTGTTACGAGCAATGGCAAACGCAATAATTCCTAGTCGTTTTGCTCTAGCCCTTTTAGCATCTGCTATGGTACGAATATTAACTTTATCAAGATTTGATAGAATAATATCGTGTTGCTTATAATCGGGGCTTGTGAAACTTGAAAAACTACATTTACTTTGATGAATTTCTGATAATAAGTCTCTGTTGTTTAAGTATTTTACTCTTCGTATTGTTGGAACAAGGGTCATATTGTTATTGTTTTCCTTTTGTTTAGTATAGCATTGAATTTCAAAGTGTCAACCATATTAACTGCGTATATAATTTATAGGTTAAATAAGCTATAAAGGAGTTATATGGTAGATACATATAAAATTAATGGAAAGCCGGTTACTAAAGATGCGTTTGATAACTACACCGCTAGTAATCCTATGCCTACTTTTCCTAGTTTGTCTGATCAAGCAAGTTTATCTAAAATCTCCAATCCTGAAATATTAGGCGAACCCAATCCGGTAATTCAAGAATTTGGTGCCGGTGCTGGTCGCGGATTCATTAATAATTATGGTTCGATACGAGATCTCGGTGATGTTGCTCCTGGCGCCGAGCCATCTGAACCTGATAAAGTTGACGAAGTATTTATAACCGGACAAGATGGAACTAATAGCAATACGGTTCCGGATATGCGTGTTAAAATTCGTGTTCCTAGTGATTACCTCACACCGCTAACCTCCGGGTCGGGTCGAAACGAATTATATAACCACGGTGGAATTATATTTCCTTATACTCCTACTATTTCTTTTGATTATAAGGCAGATTATTCAACATCGCCGGTTATTCATAATAATTATTCCATAAATTTTTATAAACATAGTTCAGTTAGTGATATAGCGATTACTGGAAAATTTACAGTTCAGAATGATCAAGATGCTCTGGTATATCTGTCAACTATACATTTATTGAGATCACTTACCAAAATGAGATTTGGTGGAGGGTTCAATGCCGGTGCCGGCAGAGGTGGTGCTAATTTTGCTGATTCTGATAGCGGTGCCCCTCCTCCTATTTGCCGATTAGATGCCTATGGTGATTTTATGTTAAAAAATATTCCTGTGGCAATCGTTGCTTTTAAAAATGATATGCCAAATGATGTAGATTTTTATAAAGTGGATAAACTAAATCAACTTAATCAGCCGTTTGGATCAGCTTCTGTTCCTGTGTCGTCGACCATATCCGTAACATGTAAACCCATGTACAGTAGAGCAGAGATGCTGGGCATGTCTGTTAGTAAATATTTAAATCAATCATCGTATAAAAAAGCAGGATATCTATAATGGCTATATACAATAAACTAAGTCCATACTATACAACTGATCAATCTAAAGGATATTTAGATGTTACTAGCTATAGGGATATTCCAGCTGAGGCTGATGATATTTTATTCACTGTTACTAAAAGCTATGAAAATAGACCGGATTTATTAGCATATGATTTATATCATGATGTGGGTTTATGGTGGGTATTTGCTGTTCGTAATCCATCAAAGATTAAAGATCCGGTCTTTGATTTAGTAGCAGGTATAAAAATCTTTCTCCCTAAATTAAGTTCAATGAAAAGAACATTAGGAATTTAATATGCCTGTCTATACCGACGAACTAGGAAATAAATCCGGAGCAGAAGATTATCTTGACGAAACGGTAACTCGTTCATCTAAGCCGTCGAAGATTTCTGAAACACCGTCGTCACCTTCTATAGCATTGCCTAAAGAAAAAAATGTATTGAATAATTATAGATCATTCAATTATATTTTTACACTGGCAGGTTTAAGAAAGACTGATATAAACGATGTCACCAAGTATAGGAATAGTACACTTGATTTAATTATATTAAGAGCCGGCGGCAAGGATGGCAAAGGAATATCAGGAGCAGCCGAGACCAGTAAGGCATCTATGGAGGCCTACGGCAAGTATGACGTAAAAGTTAAAACAACTGCTCAAAAATCAATAGACATTGTCGATGGGTTCAATGCTGATAGTCCTGGTAGATTTGACATGTACATCGACAATGTTGAAATTGAAAGTCTAATGGGATTTAGTGAAGCGGGTGGAGTAAGTCAACCTACGAATATATCATTTGATGTAATTGAACCATATAGTATTAATGGATTTATTGAAGCATTACAGGTAACTGCTATTGCCGCTGGGTATCCTAGCTATCAAGATACTAGTTTTTTACTAAAAATGGAATTTATTGGATATCCAGATTCTTCTGATTTTACCAATGCCGAATCTGTTGAGCGAGCAACACGATACTATCCTATCAAGTTAACCGGAATAGAAGTAACATTGGATGAAAAGGGCACCAAATATAAAGTATCGGCTGTACCATATAATGAAGCTGGATTTGGTAAACCTAGCGAACTTAAAAAATCAGTTCAAATGTCTGGTAAAACAGTACAAACTATTTTACAAGATCTTATCACCAATATAAATTCACAGATCAAAGAATCAGACGATAAATCTAAAAAAACTGCGGTAGCAGCCAATGATCACGATACTTATAAAATAATATTTCCGGTATGGAATAAAGACAAAGGATTCGTTGACGGGGTAAATGAAATCAATAAAATTGGTAAAGCAGAAGTCACTGAATTATTAAAAGACAACGCTTTATATACATTTCCAGACAACGCTACTACCACAAAACCTAATGCCTATCAAAGCACAAATCAGCAGAATCCGAGCGCCGAGCAAAATGCCAAACAACCTGAAAGTTTTAAACTTGCTCCCGACGGAGCCCCGGTAGCTCAGTTTGCTGAGGGAAAAAATATTCACGAATGTATTTCTGCCATCATACGTGATAGTCATTATATGAGAAACATAGTTGAAAAGTTAAGTTCGCCTGAATGGAAAAAAGTTGTCGATGATAACGG